CCATCTGCTTGTAGGTCAGGCGAAGCGTATCCCAGCCGGTCGGGGCCTGACCCCAAGGATGAATCGAGTTTACCGCATAGTCTATCTCAGGCGGGAACGTGCCAATGGTAGTCGCCCGAAACCACTGCGTGATTCGGTGCCTACCGTCTGGCAGGATTTCCGCAAACGGTGGCCGCGCCTGATTCGGAGGATAGGCGAGGAACGACATTAGCCACCATTAAACGGGGAAGCCGTGATGACCGAGGCCGTGGAGCCGGTGGCCAGAATGAACTTGGCGTTGTTGTACTGGTTGGCGGCCCAGGTGTACGCCGAGTCGCCGGGGAGCAGATGGCCCGTGGAAGCGGTGGGCGTGCTGCCCTCCCAATAACACCGAACGTCGTCTCCGGCGATACTGAGAGCGACAAGCTGCACCTGACCAACAGTGGTGGTCGGGACATAGCCCGTGACGGTCGTTGCGCCGGCCGTGACCGTCGTCACCTGTGAGGTGATGTAGGAGTTGCCAACCATCGCAGGCTGGGGATAGAGCGGCCCGATCATATTATACATTTGAGTGGTGAATTGAGGTTAGCGGGAGAGTAAGCCCTGCCCTTGGCTATTTAAGTGGGAGTTGACGCGGAACGGAGGCTGGACACCCATCTGGCGCTCTTGGCGGTCGCTTTGGAGATCCAGATGTTCCTGCGCCAGCGCATCGAGTGAGGCCGCTTTCTCATGCTGGGCATTCATGCGGTAGTAGTCGGCGCACGAGGCATACAAGACGGCATCAAACAGGAATTCAGGGAGCTTCAGTTCCTCCCAGCTTGCCGGGGTATTCGATGGCGACTGGTTGGCCGTGGTTGCCACCACGCACTTCCAGAAATCATATCCGTAGGTCGCGTCATTGAACAAAACCTGAGTGTCCACGGTGTAGGTGGCTGACGTGCTGAAAGCCGTGCCAGAATAGCTCGGGCAACCCTTGCGGTAATACAGGAAAACCGGATAGCCCGCGGTGTACCACGCCGGAAAGGTCCAGAGCCAGCCGTTCCATACCCAGGCGTTTGCCCCGATGATTTGAACGCCTTCGGGCATCATCTGGAACTGCATCGGGGCCGGATAGCCGGTTGCCACCGGGCTCGACTGCGTGACCTGAAACACCACGTCGATGAACTCCTCGCCCAACTGGTCGTTGGGGATCATCAGCACCGTGGGAGATGCATAGGCGGTCTGGGTTAGGACGTTGCCCCAACTGTAGATGCCCTTGGCCGCATCGCCCACATAGGAGAGTGTCGCCCCATCCGTGGAAAGACCGGGGCCGTAGTTGCCAGCCCCCGCCGTGGTCGCAGCGGTGAAGAAAATAGAGCACACCCAGAACCCGTTTGCCGTCTGGTTAATCGTGGAGGTTGAAGTGAGCAACGCGCTCTGCGTCCCCACCACTCCCGTCGCAATGTCAAAGAAGGTGGAGTAGGTATTCACCCCATCATTGGCCGAGAGATACAGGTAGCGCCCCCCAATTGGTCGGGCATAGCATGTCACCTGATAGGTCGCCCCCGGAATGTAGGTATAGCTTTGTAGGACGTTATGGGCGCTGTTCGCCGTAGTTTCCAGCAGCTTGCTCGCGCTCACCTTTCCATCCGCAGGATTGGCAATGCTATTTGCGGTCACGGTAATTGCCGTAGCTGTCCAATAGGTGGTGTTGGCTAGGTTATTGGGATACTGCCCTTGGTTGCCCACGAAACGGGCCTCCCCATAGGGGCAGACAGCCAGCCAGTTGGCCGCTATCCACGCATCGTTAGCGTTCTTGTCGTAATAGCCCTGCAAGGCCGTTACCTGCGTTGCGGGTAGCGAGGTATAACTTTGCCAATTAATGAGCCCCCCAAGGGCGTTGAGATGCTGTTGATATGTCCTGTATCTCACGTTCGCGCACATATTAAGGTAAGTTGAAAATACTTGTTGGGATGTTTAGCGCGTCACAAATATTCTTTAACCGTTCTCTATAATCAGACGGAAGCCTTCCGCCTTTCACTAGGTTCTCTGGCTGCGTCAAAAGCTGAAGATTGCGCCAATTAAAGCACACTTTCTGGTGGTCAGAAATTTTCAGGTCAAAAAAAGTGACCGGGACGTAATGGTCTATATGTTTATCTTTAGGAATTTCATTTCCTCCATGCGTGAGATGATAAACCGCCTGTCTCGGTGTGCATCCCAAGACATCATGGAACCTATTAGTTTTAGTGGCCCCAGCGCGACGCATGGCGTTATTCAATCGGCAACGAATGTTTCTAGCTGCTCTGAAAATCGGGTCAGTCTTTGTTTTCTCTTTCTGTGCGGCGGCTCGCATTGCTCTATATTCTGGCGTGATTTTCCTTACCAGATAATGCGCCCTATCCCATGCCTTCATTTTATCCTGATTCTTCTTATAATAGGCACCGGTCTGTGAAATTATGCACTTTTTACAAAAGGAATGAAGCCCATCCCTCATTGCATTGGCACGATAAAACTCATCGGATGATTTCAAGTCCCCACACCGACTACATGTTTTTGTAGGAGGAACAATTCTGCATGGATATACTTGATTACCCATTTGCTGTTTGGGCGGCAATCGCCGCGTTCACCTTGGCGCGTTTCTCCAAATACAAATCGCCCCCGAAATTGTTCAGCTTCCGGTTCCCGTGCTTCATGTCGAAGAACAAGCGCTTGGCGCGGGGTTTGTAGCCGGGTAGCCGGCATTGGGGGTTATCGAATAGAAATTCCTCAAGGAAACCCTTGTCGCGCCAGCAACCGGGATATTCCTGCATCCAACGAATATAGACAAGGGGGGGAATTGAGGCCATTGCCTGCCCTCGCCCGTCGCCGGAGGTGGGGACTATGCCTTCGCTCACTTCCTTGGCAGTCTGGGCCATTTGCTGAGCAACACGGGCCTTCTCTTGGGGCAGTTGGGCGTTCACCGAATCGGTGATTTCCGCCGCCAACTCCGTATGCTCGGTTGTAGCGAGCACGTTGTCCTTCGTTACGATTTCGCTCATAAAAATGAAACGGGAACGCATGGGGTTAATCCATGCGCCCCGTGAGGTTTCATACTTGTTCTGTTACGGCTGGAACGTGCCGTCCGCTTGGTCGAGCACGTTAAGCAGGACCGTCACGGAACCAGCCGTCGCCACCGCAAGGCTGGCTTCAGCCGCACAGGTGAACGTCGCCACCAAGTTGACCGCAGCAGTAGCGGTGCAATTGGTGAGCTGGTCCATCGTGGACGCCTGACCCAGCGCAGCCACGGTCAGCACGGACTGAGCCGAGATGAACGCCGCAACGCTGGAGGTGGAGCCCACCTGAATGGACACCGTGCCCGTGCCGGTGGTAGTCAGGGCCGTGGTGATGACCGCCAGCGCCTTGTTCACAATCCACTTAGCGGGGGTGGAACCGAGCGTGACAGTAACAACGTCCGTCGCGGTAGTGGCCGAAGCCTGCGCAATGAACGTGTAGGGAATGACGAACTTCTTATTAAACCCTTGGATGCGCTCAACATCGTTAAGGGGAGAAATGTAAGTCGCCGTGAGGGTTGTAGCATATGTAGCCATGGTAGTTGTTTCCTTGGTTTAGCTGGCACCGGCGAACTTGCCGAGACCGAGCGGGTTTTTGCACTCAAGGGTGAGCGAGCAACGGAGATAACCGTTGGGACCACCACCGAAGTCAGGAAGGTCAACCGGCTCCACGCCATACATGTAGCTGATGCCGACCAAATCAGGGTCAATGACGTAGCCGCGATTCTGCTGCTGCGCCGTGACGGTTGAGGGGTTCGCCCCGTCCACAAGGCCGTTGAACATGTCCGGCATGATGACGACATGATGGAAGTCGCCCTCATAGATGGTCACGTTCAGGTCAATCTGGTGCTGGGTAGCGTCCTGATTGACGATATAGACCTGAGTGGCCGTGGTGCCGCTCGCGTTGCGCTGGAACTTGGAGATGGCGCGTTTCAGCGTCGGCCCCGCATACAGCGTGTAGTTGCGCCGCCCACCGACTTGCTGGAAGATGGACTGGTAAACATCGTTGAAGATGCTTTCCGTCAGGGCTCCCGAGGTCGTGGTGGAGATGGACGCGGAGGGGGTGGTGTAGGCCGCAGGAACGTCCGAGCCGGGCGAAGTGGAAATCCACTTGCCGAGGGCGCGGGCCTTCGAGGGAACCAGACCAGTACCGCTCTGGAGGTCGTTGTCCGAACCAAGCATGGCTTCAATGTCGCGCTTGAGTTCGCGGGAAGCCTTGGTCTTGGAGTTCGCCATTTCGTTCGTCACACCAGCAGGGTCAGAGGCAAGCTGGGACCGGGAAACGGCCCAAGTGCGGCTGAAAAGCTGCTGGCGATTGCCGACACGGGCACGCTGGGCCACTTGGTCGGTGAAGCTCGAAACGTCGGCACCTTCAACCACGCCCGCAAAAGAGACGGGGAGGAGGGTGTCCATTTGCCACTCGTGCAGCATATTGAATGCGTCGGTGGACTTGGAGAACGTGCTCGTTTTCGGGCAGTCCTCCGGGGTCAGGATGGTGAGGGCGTTTGTCAGGTCTTCCCTGTCACCAGCCGTATTGTAAGTTGTTGCAATAGCCATGTTATTGAGAGTTGCGATTTCGTTGGTTAGCTAGAAGAAGCGCCGCGAAGTCCTTATGCCCGAGGCTCTTTTTCCCACCTACGATTTTCGCCCTCTCAACCTGCAAAGCCTGAGCATTCAACACGCCCACGGGGGCGCGGGTAATGCTCGCGTCTGAAGCTATCTCTGACTGACCGTTGGTTGGCTTGGGGCGGGGCTTGGCGGGGGTCGCTTTCGCCTCCGTCTTGCTTGCCGCCTCCTCTGCCTCCATTGCCAACTGCCCCTTGACCAGCATCCCCACCAAATAATCCGAGTTGGGGTAGGTTCTTAGGACGGGATTATCCCGTAACGCCTGTTTTGCCATTTGGTAGCCGGGGTGCGTCGGGTCTTTCAAGAAGGGGAACTTCTCTTGGGCCGTCTGCGTTGACTGGCTGCGGGTGGTCAGGAACCTCTCACGGGCGGGAATCGCGGTTCGGGCGTCTTTCTTCGCTTGGGTAAGCGCCGAAATAAGCTCGGGTTTCGTGATTTTGCCCCACTTCGTATCAAGTCCCTCTGTCGGGAACTCCGAATAGAGAAGCATTTCTGCCTCCACTATGTCGTTTTCGAGGTTTTCCTTGTAGGCGTTGAGCTGTTCAATGGTCGTGATTTCAGCAAGGGGGACGTTTGACGGCACCGGCACTACCACTTCCTTTTCAACTTCGGCTGGGACTTGGGCGATTCGGGCCTCTAAAGCCGCGATTTTCCCCTCCATTTCAGCCTTCAGCTTGTACCGCTTGCCAACCTCCTTGTTGATTTTCTTGTCGAGAATAGCCTGTAGCTTTGGGTCGAGAGTTTGAGTCTCGGTGGAAAGAACTTCTTCGGTCTTTTCCTCAGTCTCCTCGGGGGTTTCGGCTTTCGCTTCCTCCTTGGTTTCCTCGGTCTTGACCTCGGCAGGGGCTTCTTTGGCCTCCTCTGTTTTGGGCGCGGCGGCTTCGGTTTTCACCTCGGCTGCTACCGGGGCCGGACTCTGGAAGGAATACGGGGCTTGTTTGCCCGCGATGCGCCTAGCGAAGTCTGACTGTGATATTGCACCCTTCTTTTCTTCCGTATTTGCTACCGGAGTAGCGGGCTGTGACGTGACCTCTTGAACTGTTTCTTGCGACATGGTTTATTGGGCGGCCCCATTAGGCCAAAACCTGAGCTAATAGTAAGCCCAGTAAGTAGCGTGTATAAGCGTTTCTTCTTACCGTCAAGCACTACTTTTTACGGTTGAGCGTGGGGCCGTATCTTCTTTTGTGGACGTATGAAACTCATCGAAGGAATGAAGCTATCCAAGGAACTGCTTATCAAGGCAGACGACCTCCGTAAGAAAATCGCGGCTAACTCCGCTCACTTAACCATTGAGACCCCGCTGTATGCGGACCAGAAGAAGCAGATTCGTGACTGGCTTCAGGCCCATGAAGACGTTGTACGCGAGATTGCCAAGCTGCGAGTCCGCGTCACAAAGACCAACATCGCCACGCAAGTTTCCATCACCATTGGCGACAAGTCGGTATCCAAGTGCATTACCGAATGGATTTCCCGCCGCAAGGAACTGGCCTCGCTCGATATGGCTGCTTGGTCTGCATTGACCGACAAGAACCTTAAGGAACAGAACCTTAAAACCTCCAACGATGGCCCCGTGACCGAAGTTCGTATCGTTCGCTGCTACGATCCCGCAGAGCGCGATGAAAAGGTATCGCTTTATCGTGAGGAGCCAGGTCTCATTGACCGCACCCTTGAAGTGGTTAACGCCACGACCGATTTGCTGGAATAACCCCAGCGTGTTCTTTGAAGTTCTGACGTTAAGAGATAGCTCCGAAAGGGGCACGCCGAAATGCGTAAAACCGGAAAAAGACAGGCGCGATGCGACAGCGAAAGGCCGCAACCACAATGATGCAATTCATTGTTTCATAGCTCAACTGGATAGAGCACCAGATTGTTAATCTGATTGTTCAAGGTTCGATTCCTTGTGAAACACCCGTTAGGCATCAAGTCCGCAAGTATCACGCCGCAAGTCCGAAAGGCTCAATATGAGCAAGAAAACAAGATGAACGTCCGCAAGTCCGAAATCAAATGTCCAAGGGCAGGTTTGTTTCCTCCTTCGCCCGATTCCTCCTTGGCTTCCTTACCGGGCAGAACTTCTAGCAACATGACAGAGCGACAGTTCTCGCAATGGCTCTTGAATAAGAAAAGCCTATCGTTTGGAACCGCGCTTCCGATAACGGTGACAACGGAAGAACCGTTCACCACCGACTATATCAAGTCGGCTATTCTCTAGGCTGCGCCCGCTGCTCTGCTTCCGCCCTAGCCTGCGCCTCTAGCTGTTCCAGCTCGCCCTTGTAAATGTTGATTTGGTTCAGGTAGGCCCGAATCTCCCCCTTCACCACAAGACTCTCCCTGTCGCTCTTTACCGTGTCGGAGTCCACGGAGTAGGCCACCGCTTCATCTTTCAGTTCAGTGATGACCGCGATGTAGTTGGCGAATTGGGGGAGGGCGACCATCGGCGTCATCGCCGCCCTAATCCGGTCCAGCTTGATTTGCTGCTGTGATTTGCGGGCCATTAGACTGCGGATGGGCCAATAACGGGGGTGGGCTGGGTGGCCCCAAGCCGGCCAATCACCTTATTTTCCTGTTGGGAGGCCAGCATTTGAACCTGCTGCGTGTAAGCGTCAACCCTACCGGCAAACGCTTCATCGGCCTGATACCGCGCCACCACATCCGGCGACTGCGCCCAATTCTGAATTGTCTGCATGGCAATCTGCGGCGGGGTGTTCGGCTTCACGTTGACCGATACGCCCGCGAAAAGCTTGGTCAAATCTTCCTGAACCTCGTTGATGACCTTCTCTGTTCCGACCTCGGCGGGGCGAAGCACACGGGACGCGATATTGGGGTCTTGGGCTTCCAGCGCCACCTGTAGGAACTCCGTCCAGTCAACCGCCCCCGTCCGGTCCATCGCGGCGGCAATCTCCATCATGTTCTTAATCTTTTCGATGGAATAATCCGAGTCGGCGTCCCGCAAATTGTAGCGATACTCGAACCAGAAGTCCTCATCCTCCGGCCCGCGTTCAAACTTGGTCGCTTCCTCGGACTGAACGCCCGTCACCCGATAGTAAATAATCTCG